AGTTATGAAGTTTGAAGAAGGACGCTACTGTTGTGAGGTAACTGGACAGGGCTTTGGTGAGACGAAGGTCGCCAAGCTCCCCCAGATCTACGTGAGCTTCTCTCCCCTGATGCGGATCATGCCAGGGGGTGAGAGGGAGCCTGTTGGAGATTCCGAGAGGCGAAGCTACTCTCGTCTGCTAACCAACCGTGACGGTGAAGTTACGGAGAGCATGCAGAAGTACCTCAAGCTGGACCTGGAGACCGTTGGGTTCGTCGGAGAGCTTGAGGACTTTGCACCTGGCTCTGCAGGCTTCTGTGATTGCACAGGCAATGAGTTCATTGCCCGCTGTGAGTACCAGGAGCGTGATGGCAACCAGTACGAGAACTGGTCTATTGAGTGGCCACCCAGGTCTGGTGGTGGTGGAGGCTCGTCGCTGGACGAGGCTGCTATCTCAAGCCTCAGTGCCCTGTATTCGTCCAGCCTGAGCAAGGCGAAGACGAAGAAGGAAAAAGCCACAAGTGAGCGGTTCTAGCTGTCGTGCTTCGGCTCGACTCCGGGGGGCGGCTGCTGTTAGGGCTTTTCAGTAGTCGTCCCCTTTTTCCAGGGAGACCCACATGAACCTGTTGAATGCAAATCAAGTGGCTGAGATCATTGGCTGCACGACCAGGCACATCTACAACCTGGTGAACCAGAAGAAGATGCCTCCGAGCGTCAAGATAGGACGCATGGCACGCTGGCCGGAGGCACAGATACACTCATGGATCGCACAAGGATGTCCAGAGGGAGACTTTAAGGATGGATCTGAATGGAGTTCTGACCCGGCTATGCAAGGCCGTGGAGAAGATAGCGGATCAGCTGGAGTCCCTTGGTGAGAAAAAGGGCACAGGTGGGAGCGGTAAACGCCTCACCTACGACTACTCCCCACCGTTTGAAGAGTGGTGGCTGCACTATCCTCGCAAAACTGCCAAGCCACGGGCCTTCAAGTCTTATGAGGCCGCTGTCGCCAGGGGTGCTACGCAGGACGACATGATTGCCATGGCCGAACTCTATCGGGATGCATGGACACCAGAGAGACTCAAGGAAGGGGACTTCCGCATGTACCCAGCCACCTGGCTCAACCAGTGTATGTACGAATGTGACGTGTCTGACTTTTACGAGAACGGTGTTGTACCTAAAAAGGAGAAGCAGCTATGGGAATGAGTGAGAAAGAACGGATTCAAAACTGGTCTGAGGAAGAGATCCTTACGGCAGATGGATTTGATGACGCGATTGTCGGTCTGGCCCGCAGGCCCAATCTCGTCACCGTAGCCTACGACGTGAACAAGATGCTGGAGATCATGGTGGACGGTGGCATGACCCCGGATGAGGCCAGGGAGTTCTTCGAGTTCAACGTCGTGGATGCGTGGATGGGCGACAATACCCCGGTCTACATTGAGGACTACAAGACATTCAAAGACGTGGAGGCCAAGATTGAAGACGATAATACACGTGAACCAGCACAAGATCCGGTCGAACCTGAAAAAGGGGACACAGGAGCCAGTGCTGACGGTGAAGACGTACAAGACAAACCGGTACACGAGTGATGCAGTCATCCTGGGGCCAGACGGTCAGGAGGTTGCCAGGGTGGTCTACCGCCCTGACAAGCCCCTCTCGTGTGGTGCCAGATGTTGGATTGAAACCGAAATGGAGGTGAAGTGTGATTGACAGCAATGAAGTGAAATCCGTGGTGTCGGGAATACGGAACGGGCGTGGTTATCTAAAGCTGACCACCTGTGTTATTGATGATATTCGCAGGCGTTATGAAAATTATGCGGAGCCAGATGATGACGTTATGTGGCTTCTAGATGAGGTCGAGAGGCTAACAACCATGTTGCGGTGGAGGATGCGGACTCCCGTCCCTGGCGTGCGAGGGGAATGGTTAGCACATGCAATGATGCTCGTTTACGACTTCCCCGAATGGTCAAATGCCCAGATTGCAAGAGAAGTAGGCAAGAGTCCATCAACTCTGTGTCGCAATAGTCAATTTCAACGGTTTGCGGATTGGGTTCGTGATACAGGAGAGTAAGATGCGTGACTGGGGAGACGGGAACAGCCCGAAGGAGCGTGACCCTATCACGCAGCCTGCCCACTACACGAAGGGCAAGATAGAGGTGCTGGATGCCATCATGGCTTTGGGGCTAGACCCCTGTGAGGCTAATGTGGTGAAGTATATCTGCAGACACCGCTTCAAGGACGGGAAAACAGACTTGTTGAAGGCCCAGGAGTACATCAGATTGATGGTTACAAACTACGAGGAATGGTATGGGGACGGCAGCTGAGATCATTCTTAATCATTTTCGCGGGCGGGAAGACTACCTTGCTGTGCAACAGGGTAACAACAGCTTCCGGCCCGTCCGGGTGGAGAACTGGCTGACCAAGGAGGAATATGAGAAGCATCACCTGACCGGCGATAAGTGTTACGGGTTCTACCTCCTTCGGCCCGACAATACTGTGAGATGTACCTGTGTGGACGTTGATAACCATGGGGACGCCAATCCCGCATGGCGCAGCGATACCGAGGCCATCTACACCGCTTTGGTAGGTGTTGGACTTCAACCTCTGGTGGAAATCAGTTCTAGCGGCAGTGGCTCCCATGTATGGCTGATGTTTAACCAGCCCACGCCTGCATGGGTAGCCCGGTCGTTTTGGCGTGCCTTGTGGGCACACATGGACGCCAGCCACCCGGAAATATACCCCCGGCAGGATAAGCTCACCGGGAAGGGCCTGGGGAACCTCATTCGTCTCCCCTACTGGAACCGCAGTCACTTTGTGGATCTGGAGAACGAGTGGGAGCCCATGCCACTCACTGATGTGCCCCTTTGCAGTGAAACCGACCTGAAGTTCATTGGTCGTAATCTGGGCACCCCGTTGGAGCCTGAGGTAAGCCTGGAAGAGAGGGTATCCGGCAAGATATGCCCCCAGGTATCTACCCTGCTCAAGCGTAAGGAATGCCTGCTCTACCGCAGATGGCATGGCGATCTTGAGGGCCTGGAGGACAGAAGCCACAGTGCCCTGGCCATGAGCATCTCCTGTGAGCTTGTAAGGCTGCGTGTGCCTACCTACGACATAGAGAGTGCCCTGCGTATCTGGTGCGATGAGAACCAGTACGACAAGGGAGAGCGTGAAGGATGGGTGGAGCATACTGTCCGCAAGGCCTACAGCATGGTCAACCGGAGACAGAACCTGCAGACCAAGACCCACACTCTGGGTGAGGCTGCAGTAGGCTTCGTCAAGCGGTACAGCAGTGGGGATGAGATCTACTTCACTACGGGTGTCACCAACCTGGACGACTCATTCGAGGGTGTGGCCCCGGGAGAGATGGCAGTCGTTGGTGCTCGTCCCGGCCATGGAAAGACTGCCTTTGCAATGCAGTGGCTGGACAACGTGGCAGCAGGAGGCACACCGAGCCTGATTATCTCTGCCGAGATGAGTGCCTATGAGCTTGGCCGCAGGGCCATACTCTCCAGTACGAACTATGACAACCAGGAAGTGAAGGACAATCCAGAGAAGGTTATTGAGAACGTGGAACGGATATACGCCCAGAAATCCCCTATCTACGTGGAGGATCAGGCCTATGGCATTGATGAAATATGCACTTTGATCGAGAATCATTGTAGCGTGAACGGAACACGGTTCGTTGCAGTGGACTACATACAGCTGCTTGGCAGCACTAAGCCAGGAAGGTATGAGCAGGTGACTGAGATCAGTCAGCGGCTCAAGCAGGTGGCCAAGCGATGTCAGTGTGCGGTTGTCGCACTCTGTCAACTATCCAGGGAATCGGAAAGGCGAGAGCAATGGAATCCTCAGCTGGCCGATCTAAAAGAATCGGGTCAAATAGAACAAGACGCAGACATCGTGATCTTCCTCTGCTGGCTTCACAAGACGCTCAAAAGCGAGGAAGACGAGAACAAGTACACGATCAAGATAGCAAAACGACGAAATGGCCCGGTCAAAAAGGAGTGGATAGTAACCACGTTCAATCCAGAAAGGCAGGCGTTTGGAGGCTACGAAGGACGCACTGCTCCAGATGTCGATCAGCCTTCAACCCCCAAACAAGACGACGAATATCCAAGTTCTGTGGAAGGTGCAAGTCTTTTCTAAAGAAGCAGAGATTCAAGTCTCCAGTCGGTATCCAGGACCGTGCAGGCAACGAAGAGATCTGGGCCATTATCGACTGCAACACCAGTACCCATGCCCAGGATGTCATGAGCAGAAGGATCGGGCGAGTCTGCCAGGAGATCCAGGCTGAGTGGAGTGAAGTGGAAAGAGAGAAACGTGCTGCACATATCGCCCATATACCGTGGAAACTACCCCAAAATGTAAGGAGTGCACCAGATCATGGGGAGAATGAGTAGAAATAAGGGGAAAAGAGGGGAACGGGAAGCCTGTAAAGCCCTCTCAGACGCACTAGGCGGCTCGTACAGGCGTTCTGTACAATACTGTGGTAGAGGGGGCAATGCGGACATTGAAGGACTGGACGGCCTCTTCATGGAGGTTAAGCGGGCCGAACGGTTTAACGTGTATGCTGCACTGGAGAAAGCATGCGAAGACAAGTTGTCAGA